TACAAATAGGTAAGCGTATTCTAATCGGCTATAAAAACAGAGTGTGAGGTGATATGAGATGAGACGGGACAGGTTACTGATTAATAAAGAAATGGTGCCTTACAGCTTTGACATTTTACTGGCATCTGAGCTATTTCATTTGACGGTGAACTATAATCGAAAGCACGACCTATTTACAATGAAATTAATGAAGGATACAAAAACCCTTTGCGAAGCAGAGCCGCTTATATATGGCACGCCGCTGTTTGGGGACATTTATATGGCGGTGGATTTCCCCGCCGTAGACATCATCCCCATTGATCCAAGCGGAGAGGAAAGCAAGGTTACCTATGAAACCTTAGGGGAGGTTGTGTTTTTGGAGCTGGACAATGGGAAAGAAGAAATTCTTTCAGGCGGGGAAGTCGCATGAGCGGTTCAAAATTTATTTCAGACGGCAGAGGGAGTAAGGCTTCCCACTTGATTACCGCGCTGGGAGGAGCGCTGGAAAGTTTTACTTTAGAGCCCCAGGGAATGTTCGGGCGTAGAGCGGAAATTCAATGCGGCAATTTGACGTTGGATTCTGAGCAATTTGATTTTGAATTTGAGGTTCCTTTTGACGATGATACAGAAGCAAACGAGTGTACCATCACCATTTACAATCTTACCAAAAATACAATAGATGTATTTCGGTACAACAGCAAGATTACGATTACAGCCGGGTACAAAGGAGACACAGGGGTTGTTTTCAGCGGGTATATCAGCAAGGTGACGACGAAAAAGGAAGGGACAGACAAGGTAACGACCATTTATGCGTTGGATGATATGGACCTACAGGAACGCGATATCGTGGATATAACCTATGCGGCGGGGACAACCGCAAGCTACATTTTACGGGACCTAATTTCCCGTATTTCTCTGCCGCTTGCTGTTTTCTCAGTTCGCAGGGATTGGACGTACAAGGATGAGACTAAAGTGGACGGCGGGCTAATGGAGAACATAAGGCAGTATGCCGAGGTGTGTGGAATTTCCGTTTATATCAACAAGGGGAAAATATATGCGCGGCACATTTCAGAGGGAGACAATATTTATTTCACAGTAAATGAGAGCAGCGGTCTGATTGAAAGTCCGGAAGAGTTTGAGGAAGAAGTGACTGCGGAAGATTATAAAGACATAATCAGCGGCTACAAATGCAAAATGCTGCTGCAGCATCGTATGAATACGGCGGCAATCATAGACCTGGAAAGTGTGAATGTATCGGGCCGCTTTCGTGTACGGTCAGGGAAGCACATTTTTTCACAGGATGCGTGTACAACGGAGGTTGAGGTCATATAATGGGAAGCTATCAGGTTATAGAAAACATGATAGAAGAAAAGCTTTTAAGGATGCATACCTGCTATATTGGGCGCGTTCTTGCATTAAATGGAGCATGTGCAAATATACAGCCGCTGCAAATGATTAAGCAGTATGGAAAGGATGCCGTCATTTGTTCTGTTATTCCGAATGTGCCCATCATAGAAAGCGCGCGATATAAATTAGATGAGAAAACCATAACCGTTTTAACGCCCGGACAGGGAGACTGCTTTGGAAGTCTCAATACCGACGTCACTGTAAAGGGCGAAGTGGCAGCGCAGGGCGAGGAAATGGAAAGCACCGGGAAAATCCTTGCAGAAATCCCGGTGACCTGCAGCTGCAAGGAGGAAACAATCACATTTTATGAAAAGGTTCCGCTGCAAGCGGGGGACCTGGTGGTTTGCGTATGTGGTGAACGGGATATTACGGAGTCCAAAAACGGAAACATTGCTCAGCCTGCTTTGGTGCATCATTCCATGTCAGACAGTATTGTGGTAGGGGTGTTGTGATGGAAAAAGGGTTTTTACTGGACGAATTCGGGGATGTAGTGATTCGTGACGGCGAAATTCAAATGGTAAGCGGGGATGCTCTGGTACGACAGACGCTGAAGAGCGTTTTATCTACCAATAAGGGAGAATGGTTCTTAAATGAGGAGGAAGGCATACAATTTCGGAGCATTCTTGTAAAGAATCCCCTTGAGGAAGAAATCAAAAATGAAATTTTCGGTGGGCTGCTGCAAATAGACGACACATTCATTATGGATTCTTTTGATATGGATTTGCATGCTGACACAAGGCTGCTGACCGTTCATTTTACAGCGTCGAATGCAGACGGTCATACGATACAGGGCGATAATTCTTGGGAAATGTGAGGTGATAGCATTGCCGCTATTGGATACGGGCTATATTCGTCCGACATATGAGGAGATATTGGCAGGGAAAATACAAAAGGCAAAAGAGATTTTCGGGGAAAACATCAGCACGGATGAAAAAACGCCTCTTGGAAAATTTCTGCGAATTAATGCTTACGACCAGGCGCAGGAATATGAGGATATAGAAGCGGTATATTTTGCACGGTTTCCGAACACGGCAACAGGAGAGAGTTTGGACAGGCTATGCGTATTTGGAGGCATTTCCCGCAATCCTGCAACGGAGGCGCAGCATACGATTCAAGTTTATGGGGATACCGGATATGAAATCGGCATCGGCATGCTCGTCGTGGGAGATGACCTTGGGCACACGTTTTACAACATCAACAACTACACGATTCCAGAGGCGGGGTCTGTGACAGTAACAGTGGAGTGCACGCAGGCTGGAACAGCGGGCAATGTATCCGTCATAACCAAAATCATAAATCCAATTGCCGAAATCAGCAAAATTGAATATATAGGACTATCGGTCCTTGGAACAGAGCCAGAAACGGACCAGAGTCTCAGAAACAGGTTGAATTTATCCATTAAAGGGCAAGGCGCCTGTACGCCGGATGCCATTGTAGGCGCTGTTTCACGTATTACCGATGTTATAAGCGCAGGGATTATCATAAACGATACAGATACAACCGATTCTGCCGGCAGGCCGCCGCACAGTTTTGAGGTATATGTATATGGTGGAAACGAACATGAAAATGAAATTGCAAGAGCAATTTATGAGAAGAAGCCGGTGGGAATCAAAGCAGTAACTACTGCTGCGGGAGAGGCGGCAATTACGGAAACTGTTTACGATGCTGGCGGAAGGGAACACACAATTAGCTTCTCCAAAGTAGCGGAAATCGGCATAAAGATTCAGTTTGATATTTATGTAAGCACGGATTTTACAACAGACAGTGACAAAGGAATCAACGAAATCAAGGCTCGTCTTGCAAATTATGTAAATGGATTGGGTGTAGGAAGCACCGTAATTCTATCTGCAATGTATGGCATCATCTATGAGACGGCAGGCGTTGTGAATGTACGCAATTTACGTATTGGAAAAACGACAGGGGATTTTGGGGCATTGGATATAGAGTGCGGGGAAAACGAATGCCCGGTATGCGAAGGCGCAAATATAAGCATTACTGTAAATACAGTAGGTGGTTCATGATGTTTAAGGATACATATGTTGAAAATTTGCCGGATGCCTACCGAAAGCAAAAGTCAGGGAATAACTATAAGATTCTAAGTATTGAACAAGAGACGCAGGAAAAGAGCAAAGAGGATATAAACAGTATATTTCAGTCTTTGGATATTGACGAGGCGGTAGGGACCACGTTGGATTTATATGGGAAGATGTACAATGTGGCTCGCGGGAATCTGGATGATATACAATACAGAATTTTAATTAAGACGCGCATAAACCAAAATATGATAGATGGTTCCTATGAAAGTATTTTGCATTCGGTATGTCGTATTTTTAACTGCAGGCCCGATGAATTTTACATGGAGGATTCTACGTCTCCATGTGCGGTAAAAATTACAAATATTCCATTTCGGGTAATCAATTATATCGGGCTTGACAGTGAGGAAACAATTGATTTGATAAAAACGCTGATTCCGGCTGGAATCCATGTGGAAGCGGCGAACTTTGAGGGAACCTTTGAATTTTCTGAAATAGAATCAGACTATGATGAAAATGCCGGTTTTTGTGATGTGGAAGGGGGAAGCATTGGCGGTTACTTTGGAATTTTGTATGGACAAAACACAGAAGCTATTTAGGTGTTCAAGGAGGATTAAATATGAATTTCGATCATGAACTGTTTACCTGGCAGAATGAGGGCACAGCACCCAGTGAAAATCTCAAAACAAATGGATTTGCAGGCGGTTATAAACCGCCTGCAAGTGTTTTTAACTATTTTTGGTCGAAGGTAACCAAAGCAATTACGGAATTGCAGACCAAGCTTTCCGGCGTCGATGCTGCAAAAGTGGACAAGGTATCGGGGAAAGGGCTTTCTACAAACGACTATACGACTGCGGAGAAAACAAAGCTTGCAGGGATTTCGGAAAGCGCAGACAGCGTAGCCTTTGCTCCGACAAAAACTACCGGAGAAGAAATTGGAACGATTACTATAAACGGGGTAGATACGTCATTATATGGATCTCCTGATACGCACTATGAGAGCAACACAGTTGTTGCAAACACCGCAACATCACAGGCGGACACAGCAGCCACAAACGGAAATGTGTATCTGAACCATGTAGAAAATTCTACGGTAAAGTCATCCCATAAACTTACCGGTTCCGGAGCAACGACAGTTACCTCTGACAGCAGCGGAAATATAGTAATTGATTCAACAAATACGACGTATGAGGTAGCTACGACCAGCGCTGCGGGTTTGATGAGCGCGGCGGACAAGACGAAAGTAGATGGAATCGCAACAAATATAAAGAATGGTACAGGAAACTTGTCTTTGGCGGGAACGGTGGGCTGCTCAGCTACGGGAGTCGGTTCAGTTGCTTTGGGAGAGGTAAATAACGCCACAGGATTTTGTTCTTTTGCGATTGGAAGAAGTACAGAAGCGGATGGCCATTATGCATATACTTCTGGGGTAAATTCTTCTACTGCAAGTACATCATATGCGGCATCGGCCATAGGAATCAATACATATACGAGAGGATATGGCCAGTTCTGTGTAGGTAAATATAACATGCCACATGATGGACCCACGAGCAGTTCCGATGCAACGGGAACACAATTTATTGTTGGTGTAGGAACGGGAACGGGTGCTCAATCAAACGCATTCCGTGTAACTACAGATGGCTACTGTCGGGGGCAAAATGCATTTTCCGGTTCCGGCGCAGACTATGCCGAGTATTTTGAGTGGTTGGATGGAAATGCAAACGGCGAAGACCGGCGCGGATATTTTGTCACGCTGGAAGGGAATAAAATACGCAAGGCAACCGCTGCAGACGAATACATTTTAGGCGTGATTTCCGCTACACCGGCGATGATTGGCAACACATACAGCGATATGTGGCAGGGTATGTACATGACGGATATATTTGGAAAACGTCTGACGGAGACGGTGGAGGTAGCTGCGGCAACGGACCCGGATACAGGGGAAGTCATTCCTGCGCACACAGAAACGAGGTTTATTCTCAATCCAGAATATGACCCGGAGCAGCCGTATGCTGGGCGGAATGAGCGTGCTGAGTGGGACACAGTTGGAATTGTCGGACAGCTTGTGGTTATTGACGATGGCACATGTGAGGTGAA